ATGATGTTACCATTTTATTCCTCCTTCAAGCGAATAAGTTAATTTATAGGACCCCATAAGGGCATCCTACAATAATTATATCATAATTTTTAATCGTTTGGAATATCAGGCATGTCTAATTCGATCAAGCCTTTTTCTTTAGCTAACTTTTGACCTTCTGGACTTAAGTGTAGTGTCGCCTCTAGATTTTCATCGTATTCGACTTCCACCAGTCCCGCTTCATATAATTCCATAAGTGATTTGTCTACATATTCAATATGAGACTGCCAGAGTTCTGGAGCCAAATCTTTTGCAGACTCACTTATAGAAAATATCATCTCGCCGTTTTCATCCATACCCTCAAGTGACACTGCTCCTATCTCTAGATAGTATGCAAGCTTTGAGTCGCTGTCATCATATTCATTTTCATTCATAATGTCTCCTTAGTACACCAGGTAGGACTTGAACCTACGATAGCCGAATTATGAGTTCGGGGCCTTGACCAACTTGGCTACTGGTGCCAAGTGTCTATTGTAACGTGCCATCTTCATTTTTGTCAATGGTTTCTTCTACTAACTGTTGTACATAATCAGAGAAATGTTTTCTTATACTTCCAGATGGCCTATTCCCCAAAGACTTCCACATTCTTTTATATTCTATAATATTAGCAAATGTAGTTGGGCATACTGGCACACCATTATATTCTTTTAGAATTGTTGGTAGCGGGACATGCTTTCCACAACATTTACACTCTTTAGCTTTTTCTTGATATATACTCATACTATTTCCATTCCGTCTAATACATCTGATAGGTCCTTTGGCATCCTTGGTGGTCTTATCATGTTTGTTACAATTGTGTCTTTTTCTTCTTCTCGATCCCACTTTAAAGAACTATATGTGTGAATATCTATTTCTTCATTGTTTTGTGGCCTACTTCTACTAATTGCGTTAAATATAGAACCACAAACAGCGTCTGCTAAGTCCTTTGATCCTTTTCGTGGGTGGTCAACCTTATCCCTCATAATTTTTAATTGCAGTAATTCATCAATCAATAATGGAATATGTGGACCAGCAAGTCTATCTTCTGCAACAACCATGGCCATATCATCATAATGTTTTTTAGCAACAGACAAAGTTTCAGTATTTATTCCATATTGCTTTAGCTGTTGCATCATATCATGAGAGTTCCATCTATCGAATGTACATACCCTTACCTTGAACCCCTTAGTTCTAAGAGATAGAATATAGTCTTTAACCTCAGTAAAGTCTACAGATTTGTCTGGAGTTGGAGTCCAGTATCTTACTGCGTCCACCTCAACAATTGGTGCTGGTTGAGAGTATGTGTCTGTAACCTTTACGTTAACCCACTTCTGAACGTGTGCCATAGCAACAGCACAATGGTCGTGCTTCTGTGCCAAGTCTACGTGTATAAAATATTCTTTATCTGGATCTGGTGCAAACCATGATTCAAATCTACCAAACTCATCTACGGCCAAAGCCATGTTGCTGAAAGACTTCTCAATTTTTTCCCTTGACTTAAAGAATGCATCAATTGCTTCCGAGGGCATACAAGCAAATCTTCCTAGTGCATCTGGAGCGTTTTTATAGAAAGCAACCTTGAAATCGTCTATACTTCTAGTTGGATTAATTTCCCATGTAGGTCTTTTAATTGCATATACTTTAGGATACTTATATGAAAGTATATGATCTTCTTCCCACTCAATATCAAACTCATTTCCGATAGTATTGTCTGGCAATGAATCGTCTAGCTTAAAATGATGAGTTCTAATAACAACTTCTTTTTCCGCCACAACGTCATCGTATCTTTGCTGAATATAATCATTCTTATATCTTGGGAAAGAAAGAAGGATTACCTTTCCATAATCTGGAAAACGAGAATCGACTGAAGCCCTGTACATATCATAAATAGCGCTACCAGTTTTAGCCTGCTCGTGACCAGTTGTATTTTCTGTGGCAAAGCCTGAAATCTCATCCAGGATGATTACGATAACGTTATAGCCTTCCCAGGCCTCACGCTCTGAGTGTCCTGAGTGTACGGTTATATTTTTATTAAACTTTATTTCTGAAGCCTTTTCGCTATACTTTCCAGTAAACCAAGGCGACTTGTCAATGCGTGTTCTGAATCCTTTAAAGAATACATTGTTTGCTTGCTGTGCGTTAATAGCAATATTAATAATATCAATTGAGTCACCAGGAGGCTTGCCATAATAATGTGCTGGATCTTTAAGGCACAATAGTAAATATACTATATAGGCTACCGATATTGTAGAGCAGTAATCTTTTCCAGAACCTTTACCTAATTGAGCAACAACTTCATTGGCTGTCTGCTTAAACATTCTTCTGCCTTCGTCTTCTCCAAATAGTTTTATTAGAGTAGACTCCTTGTACACCTGAGAGCTTTTCTCAATCAAAGTGTATTGGTATTCAGATAAATGTGGTAGCCCAAGGTATTCTGGACTAGTTACAAATGTTCTTAAGTCGACAGGTCTTTCGTCAAATTCTTCACCGTCGAGTATGTCAATAAGATCATCAAAATTAAGATCCACTAGATTCCTCTTGATCAATTACAACTGGCTCAACGATTCCAGTTATTTGAGAAAGTCTCTTAGCAACTTCCATTTTACATTTAGGGCATGTTGCAGTAACTTCTTTTAAAATCTTTACTAGGATATCTTGCTTTCTTTCTGTATCAGCAATTTGTGTAGCCAGCTCTGCATTATCTAATAGTCCAATCTCTTGGAGCATGCCAATTCTTTTGCCTTCGATATCCGCAATTAGTTTTAATGCTCCTGATTTAACACTTAGTTGTCCCGCCTGATCTGCATCTTCAACGGTTTTCCAGGCCTCTTTAATAAGCATGGCATAGTGTTGATCAGCTCCTGAGATAGCCTCTTTAGCCCTATCACGGGCTGCTGTGTCGTTATGTACAACACTCTTCCACTCATCTATCAACTCAACGACTTCGGCCCTCTTAAGGCCTGTCAGGGTGGAAATTTGGGTAGGATTATTACCCTTAAGTAGTTCTGAGACTACCATGTTCATACGATCAAAGTGATCAGCTAATTCAATTTCGGACATATATTAGAGTATACTCTTAGTCGACTAAAAAATCAACTGGATTTAGCTATTTTATATAGAATTAGATATCCGATAAGGTCGTCAATGTCATTATCTCCAGCAAATCCTTGGTTATTCTTTACTCTATTTAGTTTATCATCTATGCGAACCTTTAATTGTTCTGTTGCATCCGTCGTAGAAAATATTCTAATTGGGTTCAAAGCTGAGTCTCCGTATGATATGTTCTTATCAATAAGCATATGAGCAATCTCATGGCATGCAGCCCAAATTTTATTACCAGATGGTGCACCTACAGAGTGCAAATATAAATCACTGCAATTAAACTCAGATACATCTTCAAATACTGGCCTTAACATTACCGCCCCTTTAGAACTGCAATAAAATGATCATCAATAGGATTATTGGGATCTCTAGAATACTCGATAGTATCAATTATAAAATATTTTTCAACAATTGGCAATACCTGTGAGTTAGAATGATCTATCCAGGTTCTACTATGAAGCACAAGCTTATCTGTGATTTGAGACAAATCGTTTAAATAAGAATCTAATTCCGTGTCTTCAATGTGTTGAAACACAAGACTTGCCAGAACCATATTAAATTTAAAACTTTTTACATATTCCCAATCAGTTGTGTATATTATATTGCTTAGTTTATTGTCTTCTGGAACTAGACTTATCATGCTAGGTAAATCAAAAGCAATAACATTACTATAATTTTCTGATAATGCCACAGAGTTTCTTCCAACACCACATCCAAAATCTAGTGCATATTCTCCATTACCAAATAAGGAAGATACTTCATCATATACTGGCATATCTCTAAGTTGTCCAGTATATCCAGTAAGTATTAGGTCGCCAGCCGTTTCTTTATTTGCATTTAGCCAAAGGTCTTTGCTCATCGTTTTTTAATTAACCCAAACTTTTCTAGATACCTCTGTATAGTCATAGCAGAGACCTTGCACTCTTCAGCAATTTCAGTAACAGTTTTCTTTTGAACTACATACCTTCTATACAGCCATGTCTGACTTTGATACAATTTCATCGTTCCGTCAACACCTTATTAGCATAATGAGCAATGCCGAATGCATCTGCTACGTCAAAATCTGATACTGATAATTTATACTTATTATTAAAGTAATCTGCAGTTCTTTGCTTTCTCATATTACGTAATTGTGTCTTGTACCATGAGTCCGCATAACCTGGATTCTTTACTCTGATCGCCTGCTTTTCATCTTTGGTCGGATTTTTATTTCCTATATATGCCTGCCAAGAACTTGGACTAATTGTAATAACCTTAGCCCCAGTTGACATTAGCTCGGCAATAACAACTCCGTAAACATATGATAATTTTATCACAGCATCTGGAGACCTAACGAGTATGGCTCCCTCTACTGCGATATAATCAGACTTTAATTCATTTAACATTACGTGCATCTTTACCTTAGCATCGTATATCTTTTCATATATATCTGCCCCAACAAAATCTATTTTCCCCCACTTTAATGGCTGATCATTTTCCATTAAGCAGAATGCAACTGAATTAGTAGACGCATCGATACCCAGCACCCTGTTAGCCTTTGTCTTTACAAGTTCAGCTAATTTCATCTAGCATCCCAACAATAGTATTTCTTTTTGTTATATCAATTTTCTTTTGACATGAAGCACATAAAGCAGTGTCATTATATCTACTTAGTTGAGCCCCACACTTCTTGCATCCACGAGCAGCGCCATTTCGGATAGCCTTCTTCTCGTAATACTTTTCCATAATTCTTCTGTTAGTTGCAATACGGCAGCACTCATCAGTACAATATTTTTGGTTATGAGTTTTTGGCTCAAAATCTTTAGCACATTCTTTATTTGCACAAATCATATTTTGGGCACCGAAAATAACTCTATCTGAACAGTACCAACTGGAGTATCTTTACTGTAGCATTCCTTTTTGATTGGACAATATGTACAGGGCATCTTAGACTTTGAGGAACCTTCTGGTCTCATTGGCAGATCGCCATCTTTAAAGTTATCCCACACCTCACACATCCAAGTAAAAGTGTCTTCGATAATCTTAGTATTCTTTTCATTCATAGAAACAGGAATAACAATTAGCTCTTGAGTATTCTTATTTTCATAAAGAAAGAAACCCTCTTTAGCATTCTTTAGCTTCATATACGTAAGCAACTGGAGCAAGTGGTTCGGGGTTGGCTTCATTTCAGACTGACGAGCATCCCATACTTCTTGCTTAGCAGTTTTAATTTCACCAATTACTTTTTCATTATCGTATTCCATGATTAAATCTATGAAACCACGAATCGGAGGGTACTCATTAATAATCTCTTCTTCTTCGGCGACAAACTGTGGCATAGTAGCAATTAGCTTTTGTAGTCTTTCATGAGCCTGTGTTCCTTGAGCCATATTGGCAACCGCCACAGCATCGTTATCATCAATAAACATTGCTCCACTAAATGCCATGTACCAATATCTTGGACATGTTCCGTGGCCATATCCTAAAGAACTTGGGCTAAACGACTTCTTAGTCATCTCTCCGTCTGCACGTTTTGTATTTCGATATGACTCATCAAGCAACTGTGCAAATAGCTCTGGATCGAAATGCTTACCAGTATGCTTCTTAAACTTAAGATTCTTTACAATATCTCTACCCATTATGAATTATACCTAACGACATACTTGAGTGCATCTACAAGTTTGTCTATGGACTCCTTTGCTGAATAATAAATATTCTTCTTGTTATTGTTTGTGGTGCCAGCCTTATCCTTAGCTATTGTAGAGTAATATGAAGCCATCATTGAAAACTTGGTGGACATTGCTTGAAGCTCAATAATCAAATAGGGAGCTTTAGCTGAAGGAACATCTGGATTCACTAACAACTTTACTACAATTGCTAGGGCCTTATCTAATTGATCATCTCCCATATACTCATGTAAGTCGTTGAACTCAGTAATAGAGCTAATTAACTCTAAGGTATTTTTATCTTCCGCCACTCTTAACCTTCTCTCTTTTATCTAACTTATCAATAAATAATCCCATTGGATATCCAACTGCAAAACCAATCATCATGCCAAGAAGAAATACTTCCATTATACAAACCTCTGAACTAGACCGTATCCGATCCATAGGCCAACAATTCCCATTAGTCCAGCAAATACTGGTGGGGCTGGAATTGGTAGCTTGAATATACTAAATATTCCTCCCACAGCAATGCCAGTTAAAGTTGTATAAATAATCTCTTTCATTGGTTGTCCTCCCAAAATTGGATCAGTTCTTCTAGTACTGCCCACTCAATGATTCCAAGACGAACCTTAGAATCAGTTCCAATAATAATCTTTAAGGCTGGATGCATATCCCTGCTAACCTTAAATGTGTCAGTACATATCTTAGACCATACTGGCTTATTTAAAGTAAAAGAAGATGCTGCCTCTTTATAATCTACTAAGAACTGGTTCCACTTAGCATCACCCTTTTGGTAATCACCACGCCCGCTGTTCTTTTGTGCCTTAGCGCCATCTCGTTTTACTTCAGATCTTTCTGACATTAATTAACCTTAAATGAATTTTTATGACCATCTGGACATTCCCAGCTCATGGTCAAAGACATTGCATCCCAAAAATATTCTTCTGCATCCTTATCGCATTTAGCACAAGGTTTCTTTCCGCCAAGTCTTTCTAGCTCTGGTGGATAAATTTTTTCAGAAGAAATAAATTCATTAAGATTTGGCACTAATTTCCTCCTGTAGTTTTAAAACTACTTCTGGATTATCACGAAGGTATTGCACTGCTTTTGCCCGTCCCTGAAATCTTTCACCATTGACGGTGTACCAAGCGCCACCTTTTTCCACGATTCCGCACATTTCTGCAACATCTAAAGTTTCTCCTACCGCATCTATACCAAGAGTCTCCCCTTGGTAATAAAAGTCGTACTGTCCTGATAGATTTGGGGGGCCGACTTTGTTGTAATCAATAATCCAGTTAACTGGTCTTCCGACTCTTTGTTCGATAATTTTGTCGCCAACTTTAACACCAGCCTTAATAGCATTAGCCTCAGCTTCAGACGACCAGAGCTTAATGACCGTGGAAGAAAAGAACTTGACTGCCATGCCACCTGTGGGGATGTGACTAGCATGCATAGATCCAAACTGATTTCGTTGTTGTGAGATGAGAACAAGTAGTGTGTTTTTGTTTGCATAATTTAACATCTTGACTGCGTGGGTCATATCCTTTGCTTCAGCGCCAATCTGCTTTGTGTCTTGCAGATCTTTCATTTCATTTCCATCTTTTTCAAAGTAGATGGCTGGAAGTAGGGCTGAAATAGAATCTACTACAATCATATCAACGCCTGCATCCATAAGTTTAGTTGCAACATCAACCATATCATTAACAGTTTTTGCTGGAGAATAGATTAATTTCTTAGAATCTACTCCTAGCAATTCTGCCCATGCTGGATCGTAGGAATGCTCAGCATCAATCCAGGCACAAGTCTTGCCTTCTTTTTGAGCAAGGGCAATCATCTGTAAGCAGAAAGAAGACTTTCCAGCAGACTTATTTCCCCAAACAAGAATCTGTCGTCCATATGCAAGTCCGCCCTTCAAGGCTAGGTTGAGACCTATGCTTGGGGTTGTCTGCTTATCTACATTTACATCTACTGCTGATTGAACTCTTGCTCTTGTTTTCGGATCTAATTTTGCTAATATATCATCTAATTCGATTTTCATTATTATTCTTTCTTCTCTCTACTTATTATATCATTAAAAAAGGTTGCCGTGAAGTCTTGGGCGCTCTTTATTTTTATTTACTTTAGCTTCTAAAACTTCGTCTAGGCTATGAAGAATCTGTTCTTCATTTCTCATTGCTGCATAAACATCCAAAAGGCGAATAATAACATCTGCCATTTCTTCTACTACCTTTTCAGATCCATGGCTCTTTCTAATTGCTTCTAGTACTTCAGTAACTTCTGAATGTACGAGTGCAAGTTTGTTTCCAATCTTGTCATGAGAATATTCTCCATCCCAAAACCCCTTCTCTTTTGCTGTTTCATGAAGCATTGCTGCTAATGCATCAAGTCCGTACTCTGTTAAAACATTATTGCTGTTCAATTTTATCCCTTAAACTAAAAGTAAATGATGGGCCATCCTCATCATAATCAATCACTAGTTCTTTATCAGTTTGTGCCGCATCTAGAAACCTTAAAGTAGGCACAGTAATCTTGCCATGCTCTTCTAATATAGCCACAAGAATCTGGTTGATGCTAACAGACTGAATAAGTCCATCTACATTTTCTGTCACTTTATCTCCTTAATCATCAGTGTCCCATCGTCTAGTTTTGATAAAACAACCTGACACTTCATTCCCTCACGCATTTTAGCTAAGGCAATCTTGTACATGCTAGAGAATACAATAGCTCTAGTTAAATTTTTATCCTTATCTGACATTACGATGTGTGCCATTGTTTTGCCAGCCTTTGTCTTATAAGGGGTAAAGTCTACCACGATATATTCGTTTTCGGCAAGATCGTACTCTTTTCTGTATAGGAAGTCGACAAATGAATCCTTTGAGTCTGGATTAATATCCTGTACTTTTACATAACGTGCAATTCTATTATCTCCTACTAGAATAAAATACATCTGGTTTGTTTCAATAGGGGTCTGCTCGTTGTGAAATAAACCAATTGATCCTGTCTCATCCACCAACTCAATTCTTGCCCACCCGCTTCCACGCTTAATAGACTTTGCCATGCCAAACATTACGAAAGACCCCAAGTCATCGAATTCTGAGATTGGGCGAGCCTGAGTTTTAATTCTAGGCGGTAGGTCAAGATTAAATGTAGGAATACCAAGATACTCGTAATAGTTATCTTTTTCTTTTCCAGATCGCTTATTGTCATCAAATGCTGCTGCACCTATCGAGTTCAATGCTGCAATTGCTCTACTATTTATTCCACTTCCCTTTTTAGAAGCCTTGTCTATAAAGTCTTTGTAGTCAGCATATGGCCTGCTATCGATAATCTTATTAGCAATGCTATCAGAAATAAACTTTACTTCTGCTAAACCAAACCTGATTGCATCCTTCTGTAATGAGAAATAAATAGCAGACTCATTGATATGCGGAAGAAGAACTTTGAGCCCTAATCTTTTTGCCTCAATTAGATATTCCGTTCTAACATCCTTGTCATTTTCGTTTTTAAGGATTGAAAACATAAATTCAAGTGGGTAATAGCGCTTAAGCCAAGCAGTATAATAGCTAAGCATAGAGTAAGCAACGGCGTGAGAACGATTAAAAGAATAACCTGCGTGAGCTTCAAAC